GCTATACGTCTTGCTTTATCAGAAGTTATTTGACCCGAAAGACTTTGCCAAGCAACTTTATCTTGCCATCTATTATACTTTTTATAAAGTTTTAGATGTGCTTCCGCATGTTCTTCTACTGTGAGTTGAACCAAATTTGAAGGGTCGTCTGTTCCGCCTGCGTGTTTTGGAACGATATGGTGTGTATGATAAATAGTCATGCTGATTGCTCCTTATTAGCATTAGAGTGTATGGAGGCGGCAACCTCGCGATACACACCTATTTATCATTTTTACCTTTTTGCCTGTTGTTGTTTTAATTTCTCTTCTTGTTCTTCAAGATGATTTCTTAACAAAGTCACATAGATATCTCGCTCAAAAGGAATCATGTTTTCAAGTTCGGTTAAAGAATACTTGTGGTGTTGCATGAGTGCAAAATTTAATTGATACATATTCGCAAGGGAGTCATGCACCATGCTTAAGTAAAAAAACTTTGTAATCCCTCTAGTGTAATTTTATCTTTCTGTCCGCACTGTTTACACGTCCACTCAATTTCATGTGACAAACGAGGCACCGAATTAAAGAAATCTGAAATCTTTTGGAACTGTCCTTGATTCAAAGTCTCCATCCATTCCTCAATTTCAGTCTCTGAGAAATCGTTGTACACTTCTTCTTTGTCAAACACATAATCGATGCAACGATAGACAATCTTAAAAAGCGATCCTGTGTCTTCACCTGATACTGCTTGGATGTCTGTCATGTTTGGATAACGCAACACGATACCAACATCATCCGTTAGCATAATCTTTCCGTCTTGTACCTCACCCCTGACTTGAACATCATCAACATTGACTGATACCTCAGAACGGTGAGTACATTCGCTTTCGTCGCTATGTCCAATCTTAATCTGAATGACTTCACCGACTGACTTGCTTCTTAACTGAAGAAACAAATACTCGATATCGAAAGTTGCGAGTTTGCTGATTTCAATTGGTGTAAGAATACAGTTGCTCAGAATTTTCTGAACCGCATTCTGAATTTCATTTTGGTCTTTGCCTTCCATTGCCATCAAAAGAATCTTTTCTTCTTTGACTAAGAATGGACGGTATTTGATTTCTTCTCCTGTAGAAGGTACTTTTGTAACAAACTCAGGGGTTGATATATTCGGTAGTGCCATGATAAAACCTCAATAATTAAAGTAATGAACGAATTTGTGCAACTCGACTGTTTACGTCTCCGACTGTTGCTTGAACTGCATCTATTCCGCCAAAGATACCCGCAACGCTTCCGACTCCGGGTAAGTTGACATTTCCTGCAACTCCACCCGGACCAATAGAGAATCCGAAACCGATTCCACGTCTTGGTTGATCTCCAATTGTAAATGCAACTCGATAGTTGCGGTATGCGAAAGTAACACTCATTTTAGATGGTGTGTCGTCTCCCCATGACAATGCAACGGGTGCAATGTTAATCGGATAGGCTTCATTCAGCGTATAGACAGAACGAAGTTCACCAGAAGATCCGTACTGACGAACAATAACGCCGCCTGCATAATCATTAAAATATTTAGCATTGAATGGTGAAAAGGTTTTTGCCTCAACACCCTGTTCAAACGCGCCTGTGTTAACGATCTTTTCTTGCCAAAATTCAAAGTATTCTTTTTCTCGCATGTCAGCCGACAGCAAAAAAGAAATCGTGATGTCGCTGTAAATCTGTGCACCGTAGGGAACTTTGTTTATCGGTCCGTAGTTTGTAAATCGATGCTCTGCAGTCGCAAGATTACGTCCGGGTATCTCTGCGGTGTCTGCACGAAACATCAAATCGCGCTCTTCACCAGAACTTCCGTGACCCTGTAACTGCACCTCAAAGTGTGAATTCTTTGCGATGCCAGATTTGTTAATTGATGAAATAAGATTGTTGACGTTAAATGTCATGTAAGCATCTTCCTGCTGTCTGCCCAAACCTTCTGTCTGGATGCCTTTTCGAATCTTGCAGTATCTAGAAACAATGCAATATCCCACTCCACCGCATCAATCTTAAGAAATTGAGACTTTACCTTTGCACTTAGATAATGTTTAAAAGTTGGTTTAAAGTTTTTATATTTAGACGCACCTTTCAAGATGTCGTAAGAAATTCTTAGTTTCGTATTTTCATCATATCTTGTGTTAGATGTAATCGTGTATAGATTGTCCATCAATGCCGCACGAAGCGTAGGCGGAAGATAGTGCAAGTTAATCCCATAGAATCCATTGTCGGCAGGACCGACCATGAATATCAGAGGGAATCTATCGTAGTAGGGTAACGTCTTCTTGTTCTTTGGGTCATAAAAGAAATGGTACATATGACCAATTGTAGGAGATTCGACTTTACCATCACCCTTCATCAGGTTTGATGGATATCTCGCATTAGAACGGTTTTGTCTCGCCTTTTCACGAAACCATTCTCGTGCTTCTTGGGTACGTGCAGGAATTTGCCCCTGACGAACCCCTCGCAATAAAATGTCGTCGAAAATCTGTGCCATTAAAATTCCTGTACTTTCTCACACTATTTATAACGGTTATTATAAGTTCATTTCTTTTTCAGTGATTATCTTAAACATCCATTTACGGTCATGACAAAACTCTTGTGCCGCTTTCCATTTCGCAGAGTTTATGCCCCATGTCTTAACTTCATATAAATACTTTTTGGTTACACGTGAACGCCTTTTTGGTTCTTGCGTTTCCTTAAAAGGTTTTATTTCTATAAGAAATGTATCTTTTGCAGTTTTTATCCACACATCGGGAAAGTATCGATGCCACTTACCGTCTATAGGAGACTTGTAAGGAACAACCATAAAAGGTTCTTCAGATGCCCACTGTAGTATATCAGGATTTTTGTCGCAGTAGTTAAAAAACTTGAGTTCCCAAGAACTGCGAAAGATTACATTGTTAGGATTCCCTTTGTATTTTTCAGGATTCTTAACTTGGTATTTTCCTTTATATGCTTTTGTCATGTCGTTATAAATAGTCAAAAATGTATCACTGGATATTTAGATGCCAAAAATAAATCTCAAACAACTTACCGCACAAGGCAAGTCCGTTGTCGGTCAAGCATCAGGTCAACTTGAAGACGCGCTTGGCGCGGCGGGAAAAGGTGCGTTTTCTGTTTCCGCAGGACCGAATGGTGTTTCGATATCTGCTAACTTTAATCAGTTGATTCAGAAAGCAAGACGCGGGAATCGCATTGTTTCACCAATCAAAGATTTATACAAGAACAATAAAGTTGAGCCGACACTGGTATTTCCGCCAGATATCGACAATGATCACTACATGATATTTAGTGTCATGCGCTATGACCGTAAACAACGAACTACTGAAGCAGAACGTAATTATTTAAAACATGTTGTATTGCCTGTTCCTTCAAATCTTGGCATACAGTATGCGGCTAATTACTCAAATGAGAATCTTGGTATTTTTGGCGCAATGGCGGCAGGACAGGTCACTGCGAGTGAACTCGGACAAGCAGGCTCATCGATTGCTGATATGGTTACATCTAAAATCGATGCGGGTATGCAGGCACTCAAAGGAAACGACACCGATGCAGGTGTGCAGATGCTTGGTGCGCTTGGTCCAACAGCACTTGCAGGTGGTGCGGCGGCACTTGCAGGACCAATCGGTGGTTTGCTAGCACTCGGCGGAACAACCGGAGGCGTTGCTTCTGGTCTGTCGGTGAACGAAGGCTTGGCACTGAATCCTCATCTTGCGGTGGTGTTCCAAGGTGTTAATTTTCGTACCCACAGTTTTACGTACAAATTTATCGCACGTAATCAACAAGAGTCTGATTTAATCAAAGACATCATCAACACATTCCGTTATCACATGCTACCGTCTTATGCATTCGGTACTCTGGCATTTGAATATCCAGATGAATTTTACATTCAGTTTGCTGACAGTATCAGACCACATTTGTTTGAATATGAAATCTGTGTGTTGAACTCGTTTAGTGTCAACTATAATGGTGAGGGAACTCCGCTATTTTTTGAACAGACTCAAGCACCAGTGTCTATAGAAATGACGCTTGGTTTCCAAGAGACTGCGATTCAAACAAAAGAAACCCTAGAAAAAAACAACATCTCAAAACGCAAAGATGTGACTCTTGGATATGAGGACTTATAATGTCTGAATACTTTTCCTATTTTCCGATCACCAAGCACGACTTAACAAATGTTGGGCAGACCATTGATGCTACCAATGTTCTAAGACGATTCATTATTCGCGCATCAGTACAAGAACGCTCGGATGTGTTCTATGAGTACAATTTACAATCTGGAGACCGTCCAGATGTTGTTGCAGAAAAATACTATGGTGATGCCGACCTTGCTTGGTTGGTGTTGTTGTTTAATAACATTATTGATCCAATGTTTGACTATCCACTGTTTGACCGCGACTTTGAAACATATCTCAAACAAAAATATGGTTCAATTCCTCATGCACAATCTACCGTGCATGAATATCGTCAAATACTAAACGAAAAGAGTGTCAAGTTTGATGGAACAATTATTGAAAAGCGATACGTTGTTGTTGACGAAACAAAATACAACACACTATCAGAAGAGGGGCGTGAGTTAATCACAAAGTATGATTATGAAGTAGAACTAAATGATGCAAAGAGGTCTATTCGACTACTAGACAAGCGATTCCTCAATCAAGTCAAGAGCGAAGTTGAAGTGATTCTGAAGGATGGTATTTGATGTCAAGATCAAATAGAACTGGATATCTATACGCCGGAGATATAGATGTTAAACAAGCCTTGTTGGTTTCTCAGACAGGGCAAATAATAGATATTATGAAACTTGTCTTGGAATACAACTTTTTTCAAAGTTTACATGAACATTATATGCAATGCGACATCGTAGTGCAAGATGCGCTTGGTGTGCTTGATAGTTTAAAGGGTGATTCTCGTGCGGGATTGGCGGGAGGATTTACTGGCGGCGAAATGCTTTTTGTTAAGTTCGAAGTGCCGGGTAATGAAACACAAGTTTTAGCATTTGCAATCTATGAACTTACTGAACGTCAGCGTGTCGATGAAAAAATTGAAAGCTATTTGCTTTCAGGTATTAGCCCAGAAGCATATTTTGCATCTGTCAAAAAAATCAGTCGTGCATACGGGCCAAACACAATTGATAAAATGATTCGCTCAATTACTGATGAGTTTGTGTATTCGAGACAAATAAAAGATTTGTATCGCTCGTATCGACAAGTCACGAATTGTCGTATCGATAAAGATGTATTTTTTCGAGAAACCAATGGATTGCAAAAATATGTGATACCCAACATGTCCGTTGATGCGACTATTGATATGTTGGCGCGTGAAGCAGATTGTTTGGGGCATGCTCCTTACTTTTTATATTATGAGGACTTCCTTGGATTTAAATTTGAAGATGTTAACAATTTAGTTCAAGAAGATGTATCACACCGATTTACTTATCTTCCTACAATAGGTAACGAAGCAGATAAAGAAACTGAAGACCGTTATCGAGATAGTTCAAAAATTATTGATTATACGGTACAGAAACAATCGAACATCTTACAAAATGCGCAGGGGGGTTTATTTAGGTCAAAAACAATAAACGTCGATATTTTGCGCAAAAATAAAACAGAAAGTGTATTTAACTACGAAAAGGAGCATTCAAGGTTCAATACTTTACAAAAATTTAAGATTCCGGGTCAAGTAACAGGCGATCCTTTAATCTTCATGACGCAATCACGCAACAATCATGACCAAGATAATATCTTTAGAAGTGAAAGGCCATACCCCAAAAAGATTAATAGAAATCTTGGTAGCCAATCATCTTACAAACGTCATTTATTTAATACGGTTTTAGAAGTTACTGTGCCGGGTGATGAAACTTTGTATGTGGGGCGGACTATTTACTTAGAAATACCAGTTGCAACGACTCTAAATAAGAAGGATGGGCAACAAGATAAATACTTGAGTGGAAAATATTTGGTGACAAAAGTTAGACACCAGATTAAAAAATCAGAACAATTTTTTACATACATTGAGTGCGCGAAGGACACAGGAATAGAAATCTAATGATCACTTTTAAAGAACACGCAGAAATGCGCGAGTACCAACAGCTTGAAGAAAAGCTGATTATGTATAATCAAGGAAAACGCTACGGTCAAGTTGTATTCTTGGCAGGTGGTGCGGGTTCTGGTAAGGGGTTTGCATCAAGCAACTTTATGGAAGGCGATAAGTTTAAGATTTTTGATGTGGACGAATTGAAGAAGCTATTCATTAAAGTTCGTGATCTTGATATGAACTTACGTAATCCAGAAGATGTTGCAAGTCTTCATCAGATGGTTAAGGATAGCGGTGTACGTGAGAAACGTTTACTTAAACTTGCCATGTCTTTGTCTCAGTCGAAATCAAAAGAAACGTTACCAAACTTAATGTTTGATATCACTTTAAAAGAACTAGAAGATATCAAAGAAATGATGCCTTATCTTAGTTCATTGGGGTATGATGCAAAAGACATTCATGTCACTTGGGTACTGACCGATTACTATGTGGCGGTTAAAGCAAACCAAGAACGGTCTCGTGTTGTGCCAGATGACATCTTGTTAAAGACACATGTCGGCGCATCTAAAACCATGTCAGATATTATCAAAGGTAAATTGCCTCGCGGTGTCAATGGTGAAGTTCGTGTCATTCTAAACAACCGCGAAAATACAATTCCGTATACCGATGATAGCGGTAAGCCGATCAAAGGATCGGGTTCAAAGAAAATGGTCGTCAAAGACTTTACATATGTTACTCTGAAAAAGTCAGGCAAACCATTTATGAAGGATAACCAAATTCAGAAGCAAGTATTTAATTGGATTCAAAATAATGTTCCAAGAGATGCACTAAAACAAATCGACGTTCCGAAACAGTAGGAGGTTTTATGCCATTACCGGGATCACATCGAGACAAGAAGCAAAAAGAAATGCTTCAAGAAATTGTAGAACCAGAAGTTCAAACACCAGAACCTCAACCAGAGTTCTTGCAAGAGATTAATGAACCGACTCACGAGGAGACTCTCGTTGAAGAACAACCAAAGCGTAAATCAAAAAAGAAAAGATTCGGGATCATTTGATCACTTAACTGATAGGGTTGATGAACAAGAGAAGACCAAAGAGACTCTTAAAAACGGTCTTTTGTCTTTTTTGAAGTATGTAGAAAAGGTAGAGGATGAAAAACTTCATAGGGACTGAGACTGTATGGTTTCTTGGTGTCGTTGAAGACATTAATGATCCGTCACAGTTAGGTCGAGTACGTGTTCGTTGTTATGGTTGGCATACCGAAGACAAAGGTCAAATATCAACTGATTCTTTGCCTTGGGCTATTGTAGTCAACCCAACAACCGGAGCATCTGTTTCTGGTCTTGGAGAAACTCAAGGGTTACTCCAAGGATCATGGGTGTTTGGTATTTTTATTGATGGGACACGTGCACAAGAACCTATGATACTTGGTTCAATCGCAGGAGCACCATCTGCACTTCCAGACACTTTGATTGGATTCAATGATCCAGATGGTGAGTATCCAACATACATTGATGAATCAGACATTAATCGTTTAGCACGTGGCACACAAACTAAATCGTATACTCCAGATTCAAGTATAGGAGAACCGGATGACCCATACAACGCACAGTATCCGTTCAATCGTGTTATGGAAAGTCGTAGTGGTCATGTTAAGGAATACGATGATACACCAGATTCTGAACGCATTAGAGAACTGCACAAATCAGGAACGTTTTATCAAGTACACCCTGATGGTTCAATCTCTACGCACATTGTCAGAGACAGATACACAGTGGTTGCAAATGATGATTCCATTCATGTCAAAGGAAACGTAAAGATTCTTGTAGATGGAGATGTAGACTTTGATTGTTCTGATTTAAACATTAATGCAGAAACAGGAACAATTACGATTGGTAGCGGTGATGTTGTTGCATCAGGTATTTCCTTAACGGGTCATACCCATACAGACCCTGCAGGTATTGCAGGCAATGAGACATCAACACCAAATTAATAATTCTTAAAGAACCACAATATTATTATACACATCAGGCAACAGCCTGTCAAGAGGAAATTTATGAATAATCATGACTCATTAGTATCTTTGTATGAAGTTTACTTAGCAGAGAACGAGAAATTTGAACAAGGTAATAAGTCAGCAGGCACACGCGCACGTAAGGCACTTGCTGAGATCACAAAAATTTGTAAAGAAAGACGCGCAGAGATTCAAGCATCTAAAAATTTTGACTAAATATAAAGAAAAGAGTTTAGCAAATGCCATTACCAAAAAGAGAAATTTACAGCGACATCGACATTGGGTTTATTGCAAATCCAATTACGAAGCGTTTGTCTCGTAAGACAAATCGAGAAGCAGTAAAGCAGTCTGTAAAGTCTTTGGTACTGACTGATTTCTACGAGCGTCCATTTAAGTCAAATATTGGATGCAGTATTCGATATCATTTGTTTGAATTATTCACTCCAGTAACAAAACAAAACATGGAAAATGCAGTCCGTGAAGTTATTCGTAATCACGAACCACGTGCTGATTTGATTGATGTGTTGGTGGAAGAAAGACAAGACTTAAATGCAGTTACTATCTCTATCGCATTTTTTGTTTTGAACGATCCAGAACCCGTTGTATTAGACGTAATTTTAGAAAGAGTCCGATAAATGACAACCACAGCAAACACTTATTTGCGAGTCACCGAATTAGATTTTGAAGACATTCGCACAAACCTCAAAGCATATCTTTCGACGCAAGATCAGTTTGCCGACTATGACTTTGAAGGGTCCGCGATGGCAGTCCTTTTGGATTTACTTGCGTACAATACACACTACAACAGTTTCTACATCAACATGCTCGCAAACGAGATGTTTTTGGACACGGCACAGCAACGTGATTCTGTGGCATCGTTTGCCAAAGCGTTGGGATATACACCAATCTCTGCAGTGGGCGCGTCTGCTAACGTGAATCTTTCATTCACTGGAGTTGCGAATACCGTTGCACAGTTTACTATTCCAAAGAACTCTACGTTCACCACAACGATTGATGATATCACGTATACGTATGTGACACCCGAAGCATATACTGTTCGTAACAGTGCCAATACGTTTTCGATGAATGCGACAATCAAGGAAGGATTACCTTTAACACATCGCTTTACCGTGGATGCAAATAATCCAACACGTTATGTCATTCCAAATGAAAATGTTGACACAACAAGTATTGTTGTCAAAGTACAGAACTCAGCAGTTGATACAGAAACTGTTGAGTATTCTCGTGCAACAAACGTCACACAAGTATTCTCAACCTCAGAAGTTTATTTTGTTGAAGAAGCATACGATGGAAAGTATGAGATTATCTTTGGTTCAGGATCGCTTGGTAAAGCTGTTAGAGATGGCAACATAATTATTGTAGAATATCTTGTTTGTAACGGTGATGAAACGAATGGTGCAACTACATTCTCAGTCGATTCTTTGACGCTACAACCAGACACGGTTTCATACTCAGATGTTTCTTTGACCGTCAACACGGCTTCTCGTGGGGGTCGTCCTCAAGAGACGGTTGAATCAATTAAGTTTAATGCGCCACGCAACTACGAAACGCAAAATCGCGCAGTCAACCAAAACGATTACTCACGAATTCTTTTGACCGAAAATCCCGATTTGCAATCCGTGATTGCGTTTGGCGGCGAGAATGCTGATCCTCCAGTATATGGTAAAGTATACATTGCAGTTAAGCCGTTTTCAGAAAACTTTGCGACTGCTACTCGGAAAGCAGACTTGCGTTTAAGCATATTGGACAGAGTTCCACTTGCGATTGATCCTGTGATGATTGATCCTGATTACACATATATTATCCCAACCATTACAACTAACTTTGATGCGAAAAAGACAACCGAAACCACGGGCGCAATTATTCAGGCAATCCGTAACGCAATTTCTAATTTTACAACAAATAATCTTGAGCGTTTTGGTAATCGATTAAGATACTCAAAGTTTGTTCGTGCCTTAGATAACGTGAGTATTGGATCAATTCTAAACAATGATGCAAGTTTACAGTTGCAAAAACGTATTGTGCCGAATACAAACAACGCAGAAAGATTGACACTTAACTTTAACAACTCTTTACGTTCGGGCACACTGTCATCATCTCAGGCCACAATTAATGGATTTAGTGCATTTTTAGATGATGATGGTAATGGAGCTGTGCGTATTTATCGATTTAATGAAAGTAGACAAAAAGTGTTTATTTCTGCAAATGCAGGAACGATAGACTATGACACGGGGCAGATTATTATCAATAATTTCTCGCCTTCTGCGTATGCGGGTATTGAATTAAAAATTACAGTACAGCCACTAAATTTTGATGTGATTCCTGTGCGCGAACAGATTCTTTTGATGAACGAAGGCGATGCGACAATCACCGTCCGTGGAGAAGGAGTCGGTGCTTCAACATCAACGAGCACTGGCGTTTCAACAACTGGAACATCCACTTCAACATCTAGCGGGTCGTCTTACTAATGGCACAACCTGTTGCGAAAGGTATACAGTTTTTTATTAACGGCACTGCCACTGGAGACAGTCGAGCAGGAAGCCCTGCTGTCGGAAATAGTGGATACTTTTATCCCTTGTTTATCTCTGAACAAGAAGCTATTTCCTACGACTTAGATAAAAATGGAAATGGCTCGGCACACACTCACGAGTTTGCAGGCATTGATCAAACATTTTGGATGCCTCGCAATGGTGCGACCCACGCCTCTGCAACTCGCCCAAGCGGAATTCGTCAATATGTAGGTGACCCAAGTTTATACATTGATAAGATGTCAAAACTGGTTCGTGCACAGTTTCCAGACTTTTATGAAGAAGATGGTGAAAAGTTTCTTTTATTCATCGAGGCATATTACGAGTACCTAGAACAAAACGGTAAAGCGAACGATGCGCTCCGTAGTTTGATGTCCTATCGTGATGCCACAACAACAATTGATGAGTTTATTGAAAACTTTATCAACTCTTTCTTACCAAATATTCCGCTTGATGTAACTGCTGATAAGCGGTTGATGATTAAGTATATCAAGTTTTTCAATCAGTCTCGTGGAACTCTCGCGGCATATAAACTGCTTTTCCGTGCTTTGTATAATGAAAATATTGATATCACTTATCCTGCTGATCAAATATTAAAAGTATCTGATGGCGATTGGAATATTGATCGATATCTTGTCACGCGATTTGATGAAAACAATTATAAATTTATTGGTAAAACAATTAAGGGTACTGAGTCTGAATCAGAAGCACTTGTCGAAGACATAATTCGTAAGAATGTGGAAGGTCGGGATATTCACCAAGTTTTGGTATCGAATGTGCGCGGAACATTCAATAATTTAGAACCAGTGCGACTTCTTGAAGATATTGGTGGGACAGGTCATACACCAATTATCGAAGCAGGCATCTCTAATGTAAATATTACATCGCCGGGTGGGGAATATCTCGAAGGCGACGTGCTGAATCTAATTTCAAGTTTAAATGGAGATTTTGCAAAGGTTGTTGTTACTTCGACAGAAAGTTTGGGCGGAACTCTCACATTTTCTTTGGTTGAGGGTGGTTCTGGATATACTACTTCAACTGAACCGGACGGTTCTCTAATTGAGATTATTGGTGGCGATGGTAACGAGCCTGCGAGCTTTCAAATTTCCCCATCTAATCTTGGCGACACTTTCGCGATATCGATTAACACTGATTTAATTTCTTCTAATACATTGTTTGGAGGAAACGCTCCTACTGTAGCTTCTGCAGATGGTGCTGATCGTCGTCTCGATAAATTTGCAAATATGGTTTTGTCATCACCAGATTATGGTTTCCGTGAATCTGGAGATACTACAAATAATAACAATTTCCGTGATCACTCAAATGCTGTGATTGTTATTGCAAACACTTCTGATCCAAACATCTCGGTAGGCGATTCGTTGTTTGGGGTAACTTCTGGGGCAAACGCAACAGTTAACGCAATAGCTCGTGCCTACGACACTACTGATGTTGTTCTCCGTATTAACGGGTACAAAAACTTCACTGGTTCCGAAAAGATTAACATTGCAACCGAATCTGGTACAACAGTCGGTACAGTCTCATCGTTTTCTGGCAACACTGTCGGCTATCACGTTTTACAATTTGGTAACGTTGCAAGTCAGATTGTTAGTGAAGGGGACGAGTTGGTAGGACGCACGTCAAATGCCTTTGGTGTTGTTAAAAAAGTAATTTCGACAGTAGCAAACGGTTACATCCGTGGCGTAGGCGGTGCAGATGATCGTGACCTTGTAACAGTCCAAGTCACAGCAAACACAACTGCAAATCTGACATCCCAATTTGATACTGGTCCAATGAGAAGATTCCTTGAAAACGAAGGACTCCGGTTAGTTGGTGCAAATACGACTGTCGCTAATGTCGTATCTTCTACATCAAACACTCAAATAGAAAACATTCACAGTTTGCTTTCTGATGCGTTTAATTTTGAGGCATCTGTATTTGGCTCAATCGTGTCTCTTGGATTGCCTATCGGTGGCAGTGGTTTTTCTGTTGCTCCAACAATCCGTGTGACAGAACCAAATATTTCAGCTTTAGGCATTGGTGAGGTTGTATTAAAACTGCAATCCGATGATATTAATTTTAATACTGGAAACTCAACATTCACGGCTCTTGATACAAATGACAGACTTACACAATCTTCTACTGGTGCGATTGGGGATATCAAAGGAACAGGAACACCGGGTCAAGCAGTCAACACGATTCAGTATGCCAACGGTACATATGAAACAGAAGTTCGTGTATTCCAAAGACCTTTACAACGCGAACCGGGCAACATTAATTTTGCGAACAATCAAAATGTCACTCTTGAAATTATGGATTCTTCGTACACGCCCGGCACGGCAGATACTCGTTCCGTGGCAGACACTGGCACAGCAAAAATTGTTTCAGTAGAAGATAGAGGGGTGCTTGGTAAAAACGCTAATATAACTGCGGGTGTTGGCGCAAACGGTACAATTACTGGACTCCGTGTTTTAGATTCTGGTTTTGCGTATCGTGATGGTGAAGTTGTAATTATTGAAGCAACAAATCGTCCTCTGGCAACATCTGCAACTGCAACGATTAATTTGGGCGGTGTTGCAAATGCTGAAGGGTATTATGCATCAACTCGTTCACACGTATCTTCTGCGCGTGGGTTTATTCAAGACAGTCATTATTATCAAGAGTTTTCATATCAAGTTGATTCGTCAATTTCTTTGGATCGATTCAGAGAAGTTGCTCTTGACTTGGTGCATCCCGCAGGACAAGCACTGTTTGGAGAATTCCGTCTTCAGTCAAACGCGGATGTTAATTTGGAAACAACGGCAAATAACTTTATCCGCGCAAAGTCAAACGGCACAATCGCATTAACGAATGGAAGTTTTGATGTCACTGGAATAAGTACGTCATTCCTCGCAGAATTCGCAAACAACGGCACAATAATTATTGAGTATGCCAAAGATGATTTCTATACAGTGCCCCTAAATATAGTAACAAATGATACAACAGCAAACTTAAACATTGCTTGGGCAAATGGCGACATTGCCTCTGCAAATGCTTATTATACTCAAGGGAATATCTCGTAATGGCAGTTTACAGATACGCAACAAAAGACTTATCAATTAACAATGCTGAAGCGTTTATTTCAGCATTGAATGCATCGGATGGAAGAGACACAAAAAACTCCGTAATTTTATATGCGGTGATTGGAAATGTTAATCCGTACCCAAACGAACCGACTCCGATTGATCCAACCGACAATGAGCAGTTTCTTCAATATGAAGCGCACCGAGAGTTTATTGGGGGTAAAAAAATTACAACTGGTGACGTAAGCCACGTTGCACCGCGCTATAATTGGGAACGGGGCACAGTCTACTCGATGTATCGTGACACCGACATTGACATGTATGAGCGTGTTTACTATGTATTAACAGATCAATTCAATGTGTATAAGTGTTTGTACAATAATAAAGGTGCACCATCAACGGTCAAGCCTACTGGATTTTCAACAACATCATTTACAACATCTGATGGATATACTTGGAAGTATATGTATACCATTTCTTTTGGGGATGCAAACAAGTTTTTAACATCTGTCCATATGCCAGTAAAGACATTATCTGCAAGTGATGGTTCAGTTGAATCTGACCGCCAAATTGCTGTTCAAAATGCGGCAGTTAACGGTGCAATTGAAGTAATTGAAACCGTAGACTTGGGTTCTGGTTATCATGAAGTTGCAAACGGTGTTGTTGAGTCAGGTGGTCGTTTATCGGTTCGTCTTTCTGCGGCGGGGGATAGCCCCCCTTCTCCAATCGATAACTTTTATAACGGCAGTTCTATATACATTATTTCTGGTACTGGTGCAGGACAGCTTCGTCGAATCACAGATTATTCTGGTGCGACTAAAACATTCAGTGTGAACACTGCGTTTGCAACAACACCAAATACTGATTCACGTGTTATTGTCTCCCCTACGCTAACAATTATTGGTGACGGGCGCGGCGCAAAAGCATACACGCGAGTAAATGCAAATACTGGCGGAATTTCTAATGTGAACGTGATTTCAGTTGGAAGTCGATATACTCGCGCACAAGCATTAGTTACTGCTAACTCAATTCATGGATCAGGTGCGACTGCCAACGTAGTCATTTCTCCTGTGGGCGGACACGGCTCTAATCCTGTACGAGAACTTGCGGCAGACAAAGTGTTGTTAAATACCCAGTTTAAAAATTCAACTGCAGGGATTTCTGCAAATGGTAATGGATACATTCCTTCCAATACAGAGTTTCGTACTATATCAATTTTAAAAAATCCTGTATTGAAATGTGATTCGAACAACAATTTAGTAGCAGTAGAATCAATAGCAAACACATCAAACAGCCCAAATACTTTGCGATTTGCTTCACGCCTTCAGATTTCTTATACTCAAATTGAAGATGATGTTCCTGTAAACCAATTATCATTTAGAGATACTATTACAAATGAAAGAACTCGTTTAAAAGCAGAACTCGGAACACTTCAGTTTGTCACAGATTTGTCCCCAACGGTACGCGCAACAAATTCACTTGCAAATGCAGTAAAAGGAGCAAATGCAAATATTGTTTATATTCGCAAGGACGAAACGGTTAATGATCCATCTTTTTATGTTGCCTATATAAATAGTGTAGAAGGATATGCCGATAATATACCGTTTACAAAAGATGATGTGATTCTTAAAAGTACAGAAGAAACAGAAATTGCAACGGTAGAAGCAATTAAAGGTCCAGAAGCAAACACATTCTCTGGTGAAATTTTATTTATTGAAAACGTACAAGCGGTGACTCGCGACCCAGAACAAACAGAAGATATCAAAATCATTTTAGATTTTTAAAGGTAGTAGAATAAATGGGAATTGAAACCAATCTTAACCAAAGTCCTTATTTCGACGATTTCGACCAAAATAAGAACTTTCATCGTGTGCTCTTTCGTCCGGGATTTGCGGTTCAAGCACGTGAGCTAACTCAGCTACAATCAATCCTTCAAAATCAGATTGAACGTTTTGCTGATAAAGTTGTGTTTGATGGTAAAATTATTTCTGGCGTTGGTCTCAAAACAAATTCAATTGATTATGTAAAGTTGCGCGACAAAGATGCAAACAATCGCGTTTTAGTTCTTGGGGATTTTTTTGAGAATGGAGTTGTAGCAAACGCAACCATTAGTGGAACAACGTCAGGTATGACTGCCCAGTTAATTGACGTTAAAAATGGCTCAGAAGTGGCAGATCCTAACTTTTTCTCAGTTTTTGTTAAGTATACAAACTCAGGTGCAAATAATACAACCCGCGCATTTTTAAACGATGAGACGATCATTGTTCGTCGTCGTTCCGACAACGAGTTTCTTGTCGCGGCAAATACAATTACGGCTAACTCGACAGGATTAGGTTTTCGGGCAACTGTTTCTGATGGTGTTATTTATCATAAAGGTAGCTTCGTTCGAGTTTCTCCTCAAAGCATTATAGTAGACAAATATAGCACTTCTCCAAACAAAAAAATTGGTTTTGAAACGCAAGAGTCCATCATTGACTCCAATCAAGATTCTTCTTTGCTTGATAATGCAACGGGCGCAACTAACTTTGCCGCACCCGGAGCAAATCGAATAAAATTGACACCGACACTTGCTGTTCGTGATCTAACTGCGGCAAACACAACTACATTCTTTACAATTGCTAATGTAGAAAATGGAGAAGTTGTTCAGCGTGTAAATGATGAACTTGCAGGAGTTAATGCTTTAGTTGCAAATCGAATTTTTGAAACAAACGGAAACTTTGCAACACAACCGTTTAATATTCGTATTCGTGAAAACCTCAAACAGGATAACAATCTTGGTCGATTCGTTGATGGTGATGTTAACCAGTTAGTCGCGGAGATCGAACCATCGGTTGGTTATGTTGAAGGGAATCGTGTCGAACTGCAATCTTCGGTTGTCCGTAGTTTTGATAAAGCAACAGATTTTGAAGTAAAAGATGCGCGTGTGATTGGACATGCAATCGGTAATTACGTTAATGCAAAAGAAGTAGTTGGTACATGGGACTTCCAAGGATTGCGTGAAGTTTCACTTCGTGATGCACAACAAAATGGTATCACAGGAAAAAATTACGGCACACAGGGTGCACAAGGAACTGAAATTGGTACGGCACGTATTCGCGGTTTCCAATATGATTCAGGCACTGCAGGCACAGCAGAGGGACAATACAGAATTTATTTGTTCGATGTGCAAATGAATGTTGGAAAATCTTTTTCTGAAGTCCGTGGGTTGTATGTTAATAATGCATCCGGTCCTAAGTCTATGGCAGACATTGTTCTTGAAACAACAGGCAATGCTAAGTTACAAGAAGCGGGTCTTAACAGTCTTGTATTCCCATTCACCCAACGTGGCACAAAAACATTAAAAGACGAGAATAATAATGTCGATACTCAGTTTATTTTCCGCACAGAAAAAACTGTCAACTTTGACTCAGCAGGAACAGCAACTGTAACTGCAAACACAGCACATGCGGGAGGTACTGAGTCTTTAAATGACACCGGAATACCTCTGACAAATGTTGACGAGCAAAATATTATTGTTGTTGCTCGTGATGCGGTTTCGACCGAGAATCATACCGGAACAATCACTACAATTAGTGGAAATACGATTACTGGTTCTGGCACTAACTTTTCAACAACATACAAAGTTGGTGATATTATTTCAATAACAGATGGTGGAAACACTTATGTTGAACGTATCACAGAAGTTACCGGATCAACAACATTAAAAGTCGCAAACACCGTTTCAGTTACGCGAAGTGGAACAACACTTCCACATAAAACAACTTTTCCAAGTGGCTACATTTTTGATCTTAATGCAAACGGCGATATAAATGCGACGACTGCTCAAATGAGCATTGATTTGGGGCAAGCAAACCTTGATTCAACGTTTACCGCATCGGTTTACTTTAACATCTTAAGAACAGACGCAGTTCAAACTTCTAAGACCGTGTTTAAGGATAAGTTTATCCATATCAACACAGATACCCATCCATCTGGCAGTAATGGTCCTTGGGGACTTGGTGTATCTGATGCCTACAAGCTTGTGGCAGTATATAAAGGTTCGACTACTGGAGTACAAACAACAGACAATGACGTAACATCAGACTTTGAACTCGACACGGGTATGAAAGACGGTTTTTATGACACGGCATATCTGCGCAAAAAACCAACATCTTCACTGGATACTACCAGTTGTGGTTTGATGGTTAAATTTAACTACTTTGGGCGGAATCGTTCGGCAGGTATTGGATACCTTTCCGTGGACTCTTACCCCATTGACGATGTATTATCTTCTAACACGTCGGCAATTAATACTGCTGAAATCCCAGTGTTTGTGTCTCCGACTACAGGCACACAAATTGATTTGCGTGATGCAGTTGATTACAGGCCAATTAAATCTAATACGGTCACTCCATCTGCAACTGGAACAGTGGCATCCGCACCAACAAATCCATCAGCATCAACATCGTTTAACATTGATTCTGATGGCGCATATATGCCGACACCAGATGAAAACTTTCAAGCAGATGTTCAATTTTATCTTTTGCGCAAAGATCGGGTGATACTTACAAAAGACGGGGCAGTTGAAGTTGTTAAAGGTGTTCCTGCAATTACTGCACAAACACCTGACGCACCCGCAGGTTCAATGACTTTGGCGACTATAGATATTCCCCCATATCCATCTTTGTCACCATTTGCATCAAAGTTTTATAAAAGACCTTCTTATGCGACAAAGTTAGAGTTGACAAATAATCGTCGATATACAATGAACGATTTACGGGCGGTTGAAAATCGTGTTAAAAATCTTGAGTATTATTCATCTCTTAATGCACTTGAAACATCTGCAAAAAATAAACAACTATTTAACGATACAGGGCTAGATCGTTTCAAAAACGGGTTTTTAGTAGACAATTTTGATGGTCATAATATTGCCGACACAACAAAGGTTGGGTATCGTGCGGCAATCGATAGAAACGAAACACAATTAAGACCAACGTTCAATCGTCGAGATGTCAGTCTAGAAAGGGATGTTTCTTTTACATCATCAAACGTAACTCAAACCGGAGATTTGGTTACCCTTTCATATACTAACGAAACGTTAATCGATCAAAGATTTGCTTCTAAACTGCGTAACCCTGTTCAAGAAATTACTTTTGATTGGGAAGGCGAAGTTCTTTTAAACCCGTCGATGGATAATACTCCAGATGTAACGACTCTTCCTGATATTCAAGTTGATTTTGATGGAATGTACTCGGCAATCGAAGAAATTGCACAGCTAACAGGCGTAACTGGACTTGATTGGGGCAACTGGAGAACAACATCTAGAACTAGAACAACGAGGGGTAGAACCACAACAACTCAATCGCGACAAATTAGAGAAGGCATTCAAACTAATATTAGTCCATCCACAGAAAACTTTTCTATAGGAAACTTTGTGGAAAACGTTGCGGTTCGCGACTTTATGCGTTCTCGTTTGGTTCAGTTTACAGGTGTTCGCATGAAGCCTAATACTCGTGTTTATCCATACTTTGATGAAGAGTTGGTTGCAGAGTATTGCACACCCACAGACTCATCTTTTGCAAATACTGCACCAGAAGGCTCTGCTTTAGTAACAGACAGTACAGGAACAGTTTATGGAAATTTCAGAATTCCTAATGATGATGAACTCCAATTCCGTGTTGGAACACGTCGATTTGAACTAAAAGATGTTGAAAATGTTATAACACAATCTGATTTAATTACCACTTCAGCACATGGCGATTATACAGCAATTCCATTGGATGTCACTCAACGAGGATCTTCTGTAAACCTCACAGTTCCCCAATTTTCAAGAAATCGAATTACAGATAACAGAACATTGACGACTGTTAGAATTCGTCCCCGACCAACAAACGAGCGTGACGGTGCTGGTGGCGACGGTGGCGGTGGTGGCGACGGTGGCGGCGGCCCCGATCCGTTGTCACAAACTTTTAGTGTTGCGACCGGAAACTCCGATGGCGCGTTTATTACTAAGTTAGATTTATATTTTGGACGCAAATCAAATAATCTTCCGGTTACTGTTCAGATTCGTGAGGTTGAAAATGGATTCCCGACAGATACTATTGTTCCATTCGGATCAAAAACATTACAAGCAGATGAAGTATCTGTAAACGAGACAAGTGCTGATACAGCAACTTCATTTGTATTTGATTCTCCAGTTTTTCTAAAAAATGAAACTGAATATGCATTCACGCTTATTCCCGGCGGGAATAGTGAAGAATATGCGGTTTGGGTTGGTGAACTTGGTGGAACCGACGTAGATACAAATGAGTTGATCCATCGACAGCCATCTTCTGGAATTTTGTTTACTTCTGCAAATGACAGAACTTGGAGTCCAATTCAATCGGAAGACATGAAGTTTAAACTGCATCGCGCAAACTTCACAACAAGCCAAGGTATAGTATATGTTGAAAATGAAGAGATTGATTATTTTTCAGTAGATAGTTTCTCAGGAACTTTTAATAACGGTGAAAAAATTGTTGCCGAATCAGTTTTAACATTTGCTAATAATGATTCAATTGCAATTGGTAATGTTTTAAGAACATATGCCGCCGATCAAAGCGTTTCAAATACACACTTCGCAAATGGCGTAGTCCGAGAAATTGTGACTTCTGGTTTGGGTTCTGTAACGGTCAAAGTCGATAACTACGGCACATTCCCAACATCGGATACCTCGGCAAACTCTTTGAACATATTTTTAGGGGACGGTACTTGGATTGGCAATACCACAGCATTTAGTGCAAATACTAACAGTGGGTTTATAACTTTTGTCGATCAAGTAAATGGTGAGTTGCATATTGATAATTCTACTGGAAATTTTGCTAACGGTTATATTCGAGGCCAAGTTTCTGGTGCGACCGCACGTGTAACAAGCGTAGAAGATATTGCTATGAATACCTTGGTTACAAAGATCCCACAGTTAACTTACGCTAATACTACAGCAACATGGGCAGTGAGAACCACATCAACATCTGGTGTTATTAATCCAACATTCAAGGCAATTGAACTTGAAGTGGAAAACGACTTTATCGATGGTGAAAAGAAAGTATTTAGTAAAACGAATGAAGAATCTTTATCAACTGTAGGCGGTTCTAAAAAGTCAATGGTTGTTCGCGGACAACTGTCAACAACTAATCCATTTGTATCTCCTGTGATTGATACATCAAGAACGAACGCAATCGTTATTGAAAATGTTGTAAACAACGACAGCACAGAGGAGTATAAAGAAGTTGGTAATTCACTAGTTCGTTACATTACACGTCCAGTAGAACTTGCGGATGGAAATGATGCTGAAGACTTGAAAGTATTCTTAACATCGTATAAACCGCAGGGAACAGATGTCAAAGTGTATGCGAGAATTCATAACCCAGAAGATGCCGAATCTATTAATGAAAAGGACTTTTCTCCGCTAACACAAATCACTGCATCGAACGTCTTTTCAGATTCTGTTGATACGACAGACTTTAAAGAGTTTGAGTTCGGGTTTTCAGCAAATACGAATGGTCAAGGATTTTTGTCTACAGCAAACTCTCACGCACGACTAAATAGTTCTAATAACGAAGTTGTTGCATATCGAGCAGGTGATGGTTCGATTCATCACACATATAAAACATTTGCGATTAAAATTGTAATGACAAGCACAGGAACAAACGTTGTTCCTCTGGTTAAAGATATGAGAGCAATTGCACTTCAAAAATGATAAGTAAATTAAAAATAGAAAATCACGAAGAACTCGTGAGAGATGCTGAAACACAAGCGGTGTTAAACACAGATTTAACATCGCTTGAACAATATAAAGCACGAAGAGAAAAAGAAAGAAAAAAGGAAAATGAGGTTAGACAGATTCGTCAAGACCTCGACGAAATGAAAACCCTTCTTAAAGTTTTGGTAGAGAAAGTTAAATGACAGTATCAGTCTCAAATACTAATCTAAACGACAGTTTTAATTCGTGGCGTTTGAATACAAACTTTGCCGCAACTGTTATTAGTAATAACGTAGTGACCGTTTCGCGGGCAGGATCGGCAAATCGCGGTGGCGCGGTCGTTGGTAACGGTCATGTGTCGGGAACTTTTTCTGCTAACGAACTTAGGGCGGATTACATACGTTCTGGTAACACGACTTCAAAAAGTAATTGGGTAATTATTGCGTCCAACACATTTATTAACGCGACTGCTGTTTCTGTTACAGCAAACACAACCTTCCAAGGTAATGTTAATTTTCTAACAAGTGGTTCTGATCGCGTTATTTTAGGAGACATATCAAGAATTCGCGTAACTGGTGGATCTTTAGGACAGTTTGTTCGAATTAGCGGATCGACCGATACGCCAGAATTCAAAACGCTTTCTTTACGAGATATTGCTGATCTTTCATCAAATGCATCAAACATTATTTTGTCTGGTGCAAACACGGCCTTTAGTGATAACAACGATTCTCCTGCATTAGTCTTGTCGAATGGGACTGATAGAGCGTTCCTGTTTATGGCATCAGATGCTATTATTGGCGACTCTGACGTTCACTTAAAATTAGTTGATGCTTCTGGCGACTCTCGGTTTGTTATCACGGACAACTCAAACAATATCGTGGGACACATTGCGTCTGATGGAACAGCAGTATTAACCGCAAACTTAACTGCTGTCGGAATTACTACATCCGATAATATTTTGCCAGATGCTGATGATTCTGTAGACCTTGGATCACCAAATCGAGAGTTCCGCAATCTTTATATTGATGGCGTAGCAAATGTAGATGAACTTTCTCTGGGAACGTCTGCGGGACAAGGCGTATCAACATCTTTGATTCCGAAAACCGATGCTGTAGGAAATCTCGGTTCTACCACTCGTAAATGGGGAACAGTTTGGGCAGATACAACAAACGGTGGGGCGGGCGTATTTAATACCCTCGGTGTATCAGGAGCATTTACTGCAAACGGAACAGCAACGTTTAATGGTGGATTCTCTTTAAATGGTGACGTGGACATCGGCGATGCGTCTACCGATACTTTAACGATTACGGCGCAAGTTGATTCTAATATCGATCCTGAAAGTGAAACACAGCGTGGACTCGGAACAAACTCCAATCGTTGGCATGAAGTTTATGCGAATAATGTTGTCGCTAATAATATCACTATAGACAATAATCTTTCTATTGACGGTGACCTAACAGTTCAGGGCAATACAACCTTTGCTTCTGGCGCAGTATCTGCTCCCGATGGAACATTTACATCGATCACCGTAACAGGATCTGCAACTTTAAACGGCGGAATAGACTTAGGTAATCAAACTACAGACCTTATTACTGCAACTGGTCAATTCGACTCTGCTCTTATTCCTGCAACTGATGATACGTATGATCTTGGTACAGCTACAAAGCAATGGCAAGATTTATATATTGATGGAACGGCTTCAATCGACACTCTTTCAGTTGACGAAAATGCGGATATTGCAGGAACACTTGCTGTTGGTAATACTGATATTGATGGTTTCTTAGATGTTTCGAACGAAATTAAAAATGATGGTACTGTCATTGTAGGATCGAACGGCAAGTTACATGCCAACAACACGATTACTGCTAAAACAATTACTGCAACCATGCTTGCAAATACCATGAACATTGCAACGTTCAGAACACATGGTAGTGCGTCACAAGTTCCTATTATCTCTGTTAATGCCA